GCAGCTTTGGTTTCCCAACTCAGGACAAGGCCTTTGACCGCATCGTGGATGCTGCCAATGCCGAGTTTGATTCAGCTTTGATTCGTCTGAACATTCCTCAGGCCACCTATGCCGATCCCGAAGACAGGGCCTTCAATGAAATTGTAGAACTATGTCGCCTCAAGGCCAAGCCTGGCATTGACATCGAAGTCACTCGCGAGTTTCTCAGCGACACCGAACTTGTTGACTGGTGTGCCAAGAATACCATCAATGTATTCCTCTACAATCGCAACATGCCAGGATTGGCCGCGGTGACCGATCAGGCCGTGGCCAGCGGACGCCCTCTGGCCATCAGCGACAACACCACCTTCCGTCATGTGCATGCATACCTGCAGGCCTATCCTGAACAGACACTGACACAGAGCATTGAGAATAGTCAGGCCGCGGTACTGGAAATGCAGTGTGCCTGGAGTCCCGAAGCCTGCCAGAAAAAACTATACGACGTTCTGTTCCCCGAGGATGCCAATGACCAAGACTGACATGAAGCTGGCCATTGCCAGTGTGCAGAAGAATGAAAGCAAGTGGATTGTTGAATGGCTTAGCTGGTACCTGCTGCAGGGTGTAGATACTTTCCTGATCTATAATCATGAGAGCGAAGACAACACCCGAGAAATCTATGAACAGTTGGCCAAGCACTATGACATTCGTCTGCATGAGCTCAAGGGTAACTTTAGCCACTATCCCATGATGCAGCATTTCTGTGATGCCTATCGACCAGAATTTGACTACATCAGCTACAATGATACCGACGAGTTCATGCTGGCAGTAGATCCAGCTAAAACCATACGCGACATTTTCTGGGAACACCTGGACGACCCAGGCAGTGCTCTGGGCATCTACTGGACCTACTATGGCAGCAATGGCTACGACAAGCCGGGCGCATTTCCAGGCGACAACGATCCCGAGTTGGTTACCCAGGCCTATACGCGTCGCGGAGTGCTAAATCATCCTCTGCATCATCACATGAAGACCGCGGTGCGTGGCCGTGGTCGCGGCGGCCAGGTAACAGTGACCAATCCTCATGTCTACACCACTGAGTTCGGCACCTATGATCTGGAAGGGCGCATCATCCTTCCACATCAGGGCTGGAATCGAGATGGTACTCCAAGCCATGGCATCATGCGCATCAATCATTACTGGTGCAAGAGCATGGAATGGTATACAAGAATCAAACAACCACGCGCCTTCAAATTTGACCGACCCGAATCCGATCCTGACTATCATACCCTGCGCCTCAGCAGTTGGTGGGACCAAAATCTCAACGACGAAGAAGACCTGTTGCTTAAAGACAACTGGGGTGATAAATTGCTGGCCAAGATCGACGAAGTGAAAAGTCATCTAACCGTTTCTCCAACCATGTATTCGAGGTTATCAACATGATCAATGTATTAGTCACCGGTGGTGCTGGCTTTATTGCCCACCACATGATTCGCCGCCTGCTCAAGGAGCCAGGCTACAACATCGTAAGTCTGGACCGCCTGGATTTTGCCGGCAACCTTAATCGCCTGGCGGACCTGGCTCAGGAGTTTCCTCCGGAGACCATGCGACGCCTCAAGATCATCTATCATGATCTTCGCGCTGAAATCAACTCACAGATTGCTGCACAGATTGGTCCCATTGACTACATCGTGCATCTGGCCGCGGGCAGTCACGTTACTCGCAGCATTGAGAACCCCATGAGGTTCGTGCAGGACAATGTGGTAGGCACCACCAATCTGCTGGACTATGCTCGCCATCATTTACCCGAACTCAAGAAGTTCATCAACTTTGGTACCGACGAAGTCTTTGGTCATGCTCCCGAAGGTGTGGACTATCGCGAATATGATCGCTACAATAGTCGCAGTCCATATTCTGCCAGCAAGGCCGGCGCCGAAGAGATGTGCGTGGCCTATGAGAACACCTTCAAGATGCCCATCTACTGCACTCACACCATGAATGTATTTGGTGAGCGTCAGAGTCCAGAAAAGTTCATTGGTATTCTCATGCGCAAGATCCTGGCCGGCGAAGAAGTCACCATTCATGGCGACGAAGAAACTGGTACACGCAGTGGTCAGCGTCACTGGATTCACGCAGCCGATGTAGCCGATGCCACCATGTTTATCATGGACCTGCCACACAAAGGTTTTGCTCTGCCCGAGGACTTTGGTGGTCATCTCTGCCCTAAGTTCAACATTGCTGGACCAGTCGAAGTCAGCAATCTAGACGTGGCTCAGCGTGTAGCCCGAGTGCTGAACCTGCCCTTGAAGTACAAGATGGTGGGATTCGACAAGCAACGACCTGGTCATGATTTCCGCTACAGCCTCAGCGGTGAATACATGAAACAACTGGGCTGGGAACCCAAGTATGATTTTGACACCCGACTCGAACAAATGATCAACTGGACTCTGAGGAATGACCGATGGTTAAAAATTTAATGCAGCCGCAGCTAGTAGCCACATCTATACACAGCGACAGTCGTGGCTACTTTGCCGAAAGCTGGAACAACAGCTGGCAACTAGACTTCAATCTGACTGTAAAACAGACCAACATCTGCTGGACCGAACATCGCAATACCCTGCGTGGCTTTCATGCTCAGCACGGCACTGCCGAGGTAGCCAAGATGGTGCGAGTCATTCAGGGCGAGATCCTGGATGTATTTTTAGATGCCCGACGCGACAGCCCAGACTACGGTGTATTCCGTGGAATAAAATTGTCCAGTGTTGGCGATGCTGTGTACATACCCCGTGGTTTTTATCATGGCTATGTTACTCTGACCGACGATGTGCTGGTCACCTATCATCAGGACGCAGTCTATGATGGAGAACAGGAATGCGGTGTCAACTATCAGTCTGCCGGCAATCTATTCTGGGAAAGTTGGTTGATCAATCCCGCGGATCTCATCGTCAGCGACAAGGATCGATCTCAACCAGACTGGGAATATGCGGTAAAGTTTTAACATGATACCTGAGTATGTCAAAGAGAGAATGGAGATATGTCGCGGTTGCGACAACTATCTGCGTCTAAGCAAACAATGCAGGCTCTGTGGTTGCTTTATGCCAGCCAAGACCATGTTCAAGAGCATGCAGTGTCCCGATAATCCTCCACGTTGGATAGCCATTGATGAACCCAAGAATATTGAACACACACATGAAGGTTGCTGTAGCGTACAGCGCCCTAAGTCACGCAAGACGGCTTAAGGTTGGTGCCATCATCGTCAAAGATGACAGAATTATAAGTATAGGGTACAATGGAACTCCACCGGGCTGGGACAACAACTGTGAAGACTACCATGGTCTGGATCTAAAAGGTAATCCAACTTTAGTTACCAAGCCCGAAGTCCTGCATGCCGAAGAAAATGCCATAGGCAAACTGGCCCGCAGTCATGAGAGTGGCCAGGGCGCCACCATGTTTATTACTCACGCCCCATGTGCTCAGTGCGCCAAGATGATATTGGTCTCGGGTATAAAGCGAGTCTTTTACCAGACCATGTATCGCGACGATGCCGGAATTAAATTTCTGGAAAAAGGTGGAATAGAGGTACAACAACTAGAACAAGAGGAAGTATGTCCATCAACAAACACTACGAATGCGCCAGCTGCGACGCTGTCTTCAAAATCAAGCACGATCTAGACTCCAACTACTACACCATATCTAATTGTGCGTTCTGCGGCGAAAGCCTGGATCGCGAAGAAGATGGTTATGAGCTTGACGACGACATAGACCCCGAAGAATAACTGCACCGATAGATATCCGGTAACCTAACCGGAGATTCTACGTGTGGACTCATGAAGATCGGCCCTTTGCTGGGCCAGCAGAAAAAGACTATGGATTCGTCTATATCATCACCAACCAGTTGACTGGTCGCCAGTACATTGGCAAGAAACTCTTTTGGTTCAAGAAGACTCGTCAGGTCAAGGGCAAGAAGAAACGCTATCTGGTTGAATCGGATTGGCAGGACTACTGGGGTTCAAACGACGAACTAAAAAAAGATATTGAAGAATCGGGTATAGACAACTTTACCCGAAGTATATTATACTTGTGTGGAAACAAGGGAGAATGCAGCTACATGGAAGCCAAGCTGCATTTTGAATATGATGTGCTAAGACATCCCGACCGCTGGTACAATTCCTGGATCATGTGTCGGGTACACAGAAAGCATCTGCTATGATTTTTATTTCTTTGCTGTTTGCCAGCGCTCTGCTGGTTAGTGGCTGTGCTGCATACTTCAGTGTGGCCGGATTGATCAGTATCTTTAGTAGTGCGCCCCTGGCCACTGGAATAATGGGAGGCAGTCTTGAACTTGCTAAATTGGTTGCGGCTAGTTGGTTATATCGTAACTGGGGCACTGCTCCTGCCGCTCTGCGCTATTATTTTGCTTCCGCGATTGTTATTCTTAGCATCATTACGAGTCTGGGCATTTTTGGTTATCTATCCAAGGCCCACCTGGACCAGAATGTCATCACAGGAGCGGCAACCAGCCAACTCCAACTCATAGATGAAAAAATCGCAACACACCGGGAGAATATCAATGCCAACCGCAAGGCACTTAAACAGATGGATGAGGCAGTGGACCAGGTTATGGGCCGGAGTAGTGATGAAAAGGGAGCAGATAAAGCCGTGGCTCTCCGTAGGACCCAGCAAAAGGAACGTGGGCGTCTCTTTACTGAGATTGAAGCCGAACAAAAGGCTGTTAGTGAACTCAATGAAGCAAGGGCGCCTATCGCCACTGATGTTCGCCGGGTGGAGGCCGAGGTCGGTCCGATTAAATATGTTGCGGAACTCATCTATGGAGACAGCACCGAAGACATGATCGGTAAGTCGGTTCGACTGGTAATCATGTGTCTTATCTTTGTATTTGACCCACTGGCTATTCTCATGGTCATAGCTGGCAACATGACCATGATACAGCGCCAGGCCCGGGCAGAACCTGTCTTTGTTGCCGATGTTACCATGCCTGAGCCCGAGCCCAAGCCTCGACGTCAGCGCAAGAAGAAAGAACCCGACTCTGCTCCCGAGGTTTTTGAGTATGAAGAATCCACGGCTCAGGTGGATCCCGATGAAATCAAACTGCACAAGCGCGAAGTGCATCACATCCCACCGGAAATACTGGACAGGGTTTTCAACAAATCTCAGGGTCCGCGCCCACAACATCCCCACGCAAACGCGCAGCAGCCGTCTGCCCAAGAAGAGCCTAAGTCATTGATTTCATTGGAGAAAAAACCTCAATGAAATCAATGGGTTAGAACTGCCTAAAAAACAGGCAAAATCACCCCTGCTAAGTCATTGATTTCATTGGGGAAATTTCTTTGTAAAAAAGGCTTGACAAAACGGTAGAAGGTGCTATAATAGTGGCATGAACAGAAAAAGACGCTCCGACAGACGACACATAGTATATGTCATCACCAATACGGTGACAGACGAACGCTATGTGGGCATCACTGCTGGGTTCTCCCAGAAAGACCTCAAGGTTCGCATCCAGAAGCATGTCTGGAGAGCCTTCAATGAAGACAAAGGCTGGGCTCTATGCAACAGCATTGTCAAGCATGGCGCCGAAGCTCATACCTATGGCATCTATCAAGTTGTTCGTGGCAAAGACGCAGCCCATGCTTTAGAACGCGAATTGATCGCGAAGCACGATCCAGCACTTAACCATACAGGTCGTAAGGGCTTTTGAAAAAGGCTTGACAAAATGGTAGAAGGTGCTACAATAGTATGTAAGATGGTTAAGAAGGAGTTCAAAATGGTACAATATTTCGGAATGTTCAGCGACGAAGGCAATCAAGCAGTAGCTGATGTGGTGGCGTTTGCCCAGAAACTCAGCATGGACTGGACTGGGGTGCTTGGCCTGCTCGAACAGTTGGCCAAGAAAGAAGACTTTGCCGAAGCAACCGATACCATGGTTCGTGAGATTGTCTATGATGCCATGGGTTTCACTTCTGATTTTTATGTTTAAGGAGCAGACGATGAGTAACGAAGCCAAAGGCATGACCCTGGTCATGACCAGCATTCTTCTAGGTCTGGGTATTGTCGGTGGCATAGAAAATGCTGCGGACCTGGATTTTGGTTTGACCATGTCCTATTTTGGACTGGTATTGTTGAGCATTGCCACTGGCTTGCTTGGTTTGTCTTATTTGGAGACTTGATATGAAATTGTTGATCAGCACCCAATACATGGAAAACTATGGCGCCCACGACTGGGATGGCACTGGCGAGTGTCCTCAGTACTGGAAGTTCAAGGGCGGTGAAGAATACTTCCTGCCCCTGGATGGCTACAATCCCAATCACGAATTCGCAGAAAAGAATCTGCAGATGATCGTGGATGGTGTACGCGACCAGGTCGAATGGGACAATCCTGCCAGCCGTCAGTATATCCTGGGCTACGAAGTTGTAGCCGACGACTACATGACTGAGTTCGAAAAGGACCAGTTGGACTACGAGGGCGTAATCCGTCACCCTGCAAAAGTATTGGAGGCAGCATGAAAGTATCAGAACTCATAGAACTTCTTCGTATGGAAAACCAGGATGCCGAAGTACACTTCAGCTATAACTATGGTGACCACTGGCGCACTCAGGTCGCTCCTGCAGTAAGTTCGGTGCAGGCCGACAGAGTTGCCTACAGCGAATATCATCGCATGGACAAGATAGTAGCAGACGAGGCCGAGTATGACGAAGAGACTGGCCAGTATGTGCAGGACGAAAATGTTCGTCAGGTTGTGGTGATTGAATAATGAGTGGCTTTGACAGCAAGCGCCGCATGGCAAATTCACGCAACCCTGTTATCGAGATCAACGGCCTGACTCGAGAAGACTGTCTGTTACTGGATCGGATGTGGAGCTTTGCCGAATTGGAAGAACTAGAAGCCTGGCAGGCCACGCTGCGACCTGCACTGCAGCGCCGAGTAGAAGATTTGATCAAGATGGTGTTGTTGGCTCATCTTGATCAGGAACTGGAGAGTGTGCAAAGATTCCCTGAAGCCAACGATTACCTAAGAAAGTTTAGACTATGAAAGTTGCAATCAATCGTTGTCATGGTGGCTTTGGCCTGAGCCATGAAGCAGTCCTGCGATACTGCGAGATCAAGGGCATGACTGTGTACCCAGAGAAAACTCATGACCATTGGCTGTTCTGGACCTACTGGACAGTCAAGCCAGAAGATCGTCTGGAACCCAAGGAAGGCAATGCATTCTATGCCATGCCCATAGAACAACGTCGGGAATACAATGAGGCATACTCCAAGCAAGTCTTCTACCAGGGAGAGATTGAACGCAATGACCCAGCACTGATTCAGGCAATTGAAGAATTAGGCGACAAAGCCGATGGTGAGTATGCTGAGATCGACATCGTGGAAATTCCCGACGATGCCAATTGGCAGATTGAAGAATATGACGGCATGGAGCACGTTGCCGAAGTACACCGTACCTGGAGTTAATATGAAGATGAAAGCTAGACGTAGCAAACAAGCACGCCATGGCTTGCAAGTTTGGTTCGAGTCTACTGGATATCTGGCCAAAAAGAAAGAACGCAAAGCACACCGTAGAATGCTTCTTGAGAGATTTATGCGTGGTGACTTTGAAATCATTGATGGTGAATTTTGGATGAGGGACTTAAAATTATGAATGAAGAATTGAAGGCGCTGGTACTGCGGGCAGGCGCCCCCGCCGAGGTGCTGCATCAGCATTGGTTCAACATCTTTTGTACCAAGTTTGCCGATGTGCTGCTGACTCAGGCCGAAGTTGAAATATTCAACATCAAGAACCGAGTCGAGGAATTGGAATCAAAATGAATGATGCCTTTATTGGTCTGCAGCACCGCGACGAATTGTCTGACACTTTGTTCTTTTGTGGACTCAGCAATCGGTGCAGTCGCGAAGTAGTCAATGGTAAAAAGGTCTATGTGTTCAAAACGGAGAAATTGTGCTTGACAATTTCTGGTAAATCTATTATCATAGATGGTAAGAAGATGGGTAGTGTGTATGAAGCCAAACAAGTCATAGCCGAAAGGACACTTTGATGAGTAAAAATCTGGTACTGATGCGCGATGTAATCTGTGTATATCATCCCGAGTTTGTCAAGAGCGCTGACCTGCGTCGCTATGGTCTAAAGCACAGTGACATCTTTAACATAGAACGACTCATAGAAGAAAGTCTGGCGGCCATAGGGCCCTATGAATTTGTCGATGAAATAGGCTATGATTTTACCGACTTGAGCGACAGCAAGACCACCACCATCAATATCAATACCGGAGTGGGCAGCATTGGCAGTGTAGAGACCAAGATAGGAGCTCTGCGCATCACAGCCTACAATCCCTACAAAGAAGCAGCCGACTATTTCTTCGTATCCAAAGATCAGGTACCTTTGGTCAAGTGTGCTTGTTGGGGTGTGAATAGTCACAAGGAACGAATCCAATTTAACTATAGTAAAAAATTCGAAGACAACTACGGTGGCTTTGAAAAATATCGAGTCAAAGATTTTGAAATGTTGGCATTGGCAAATTAAACAAAGGAGTAGATATGAGTTATGATTATGGTAGTTGGCGTGGTGGCTGGTATGCTCAGGCCGATGAACAAGAACGCGAATTGTTTCGCAGCTGGATGCAGGGAGTCTTGAAGAATGAACGAGTTAATATCTTGTTTACCAAGACCGATGGCACTGAACGCTGGTTGCACTGCAGTCTGCATCCCGACCTGATTCCCGCAGAAAAGCTGCAGAAAGAAGAAGCCAGCACACGCAAACGCAGCATTGAAGCCCAGACTGTCTGGGACATTGACAAGAATGACTGGCGTAGTTTCCGCTGGGACAGCATCAAAGAATTTAGTTTCAATCTAGGAGATCTGCATGTCTGAAAGAGTTCAGGCCATCATGGCCAAGGTATCGGGTAGTGAGCCCAAGCCACAGAGCCTGGACAACGACGACAACAAGGCAGCACTCATGCATGCCCTGAACTGGTACAACTACGAAAAAGACAAGAAGACAGCCCTGGCCTATGCCGGCATCTGGATCAAGAAGAACTGGCCCGCGGACTTCAAGCTCTGGGGACGCATTCAGGAATCCAAGTTCAGTCAGACCTATGGTTGGATTGCACGCATGAACAGCAATGGCGCGGTGTTGAGCACCGAGCTAGACAACAGAATGCAGAGTCATCTGCGTGAATTGCTGAACGCTGCCAAGCTGGTGGCCGAGCCCGTGGTGGTGGATGCTCCGGTCACGCCCAAGCGCAGCATTCAGGAAGCCATTGCAGAAAAGCAGAGTGAGTTCCTGGGTGACATCGAAGGATTCATCGACGACTTCTGGTTGGCTGACTACAAGAGCACGCTGGACCTATACAAGCATCTGCAGGGCAACAACGTGGCCAAGCAGTTCATGAAGCCTGCCATAGATCTATTTCAGCGCAACATCGATGAACTAGAGCTCATTGGTCAGGATGCTCAGGTAACCGAAGGCTATGGGCATCTGACCAAGACTCAGGTAAAGCGTTGTGTGACCTGGTATCGTGAACAGCAGGAAGCCTGCGAAAAGTATGCCAACTTCAAGAAGGCAAATCGCAAGGTACGAGTCAAGAAGGCCAAGCCCGCGGGCGAACAGGTCAGCAAGATGAAGTTCCTGCGAGAGTTTGCCGACCTCAAGCTCAAGAGCGTGTTGGCCAGTTCTATTATTGGAGCCAATCAGCTCTGGGTCTACAACGTCAAGAACAAGAAGCTGGGTGTCTACAATGCATCTGGTACGTCGGGATTCAGTGTCAAGGGTACTAGCCTGCAGGGCTATGATCCCGAGACCAGTGTGCAAAGAACGCTGCGCAAACCCGATGTCATTATCCCCAAGATGATGGCCGCGGGCAAGGTGGCATTGAGAAAGATCCTGCCTGACTTGACGACTACTGAGACAGCTCTCAATGGTCGGTTCAATGAAGACATTCTATTGCTGAGGGTGATATGATGCTTGATAAATTTCAGTCCTGGATGTACAAAAAGCATCCCAGACTATTGACATTCTTCTATCAGTTCACTATAATTGAGTGGCTGGCTTTGTTGGCAGTAGGAACCTATATTATTTTATTGGAGGCGTGATGTTAGAATGTTTGATTGTCGGTGACAGCATTGCTGTGGGTGTAGCTCAGGCGGCGCGCAACTATCACAGAGTGTGCGAAGTCCAGGCCAAGTCAGGCTACAACAGTAGTCAGGCATTTACCCAGTATGTGAACCGCTGGCCTGCAGATCGTGAAGCCAAGAACACCATCATCAGCATTGGCAGCAATGACACCAATGCCAAGACCACACTGCACTATGCCAGCAACATACGAGAACGCATACAGGGTCAGGTCTGGTGGATCTTGCCCAGCGCCGAACTCAAACCTGCGCAGCGTGAAGTAATCATCAAAATTGCTGCCTTCTGGGGAGACCGCATCATTGATGCCACTCCACGTCAGCTCAGTCCCGACAAGATACATCCTACCTATCGTGGCTACGTTGAATTGGCAGACCGAGCATTGGATTTGATTGACAAGGATTGACATGCAGGATGAATTTCATGAGTACGACGAATTTGCCAGGCGCATGGAAGAAAAATACTCTGCCATGTTTTCACGCCCCTATGGTGGATTCGCCATAGGCAAGGGCTGGTGGCCCATTGTTGAAAGTCTGTGTGAGAATATCCATCATCATACGGAATGGAACAACAAGAACTTTGAAAAAGGTTATACACAGTACAAACAAGTACCGCAGGTTGAGGTTGCCCAGATCAAGGAAAAATTTGGTGGACTGCGTTTCTACTACGATGGTGGAGACGATGTAATCCATGGCATGGTTCAGATGGCCGAAAGCTGGGCCGCCCATACTTGTGAAGAATGTGGTGCGCCAGGTGAGCGGCGCAGTGGTGGTTGGATCAAAACAATGTGTGATGCACACGCAAAATGAAAGCAGTACATTATGTCGTATTTTATTCGCAATGGTAATACTTTTCGTGTGGCCGACAAAGAGGCCATGGATCTGCATGAACATCTGCCTGCCGGCAACTATATTGTCAAACAGGACCAGTTCGGTAATCTATTCCTAGAGCATGTCGACGGCTTTGAGCCGCCCAGCAAGATCTACGGCGACACTCTGCGCAATGCAGATCGTATCATCAACACCTTCCTGGATCGTAAGAACAAGGGTACTGGTGTGATGCTCAGCGGCGAAAAGGGCAGCGGCAAGACTCTGCTGGCCAAGACTCTGAGCATCGAAACAGCCAAGCAGGGCATTCCCACCATACTGATCAACAGCCCCTGGCGTGGTGATGCCTTCAACAAGCTGATTCAGGACATTGATCAGCCTACGGTAATCCTGTTTGACGAATTTGAAAAAGTCTACGACGAAGAACAGCAGGAAGAAATGCTGACTCTGCTGGACGGTGTATACCCTACTCAGAAGTTGTTTGTGCTGACCTGCAACGACAAATGGCGAGTAGACAAACATATGCGCAATCGTCCAGGTCGTATCTTCTACATGATGGAGTTCCGTGGTCTGGACGAAGAATTTATTCGTGAATACTGCATGGACAATCTCAAGGATGCCAGTCTCAAGAACATCGATCAGATTTGTCAGACTGCCAGCCTGTTTAGCCAGTTTAACTTTGACATGCTGAAAGCTCTGTGCGAGGAAATGAATCGCTACAATGAGTCTCCGCGTGATGCCATGCGCATGCTGAATGCCAAGCCTGAGTTCGACAGCGGCTCAACCTACACAGTACGAATCCTGCGTGGCAAAGAAGAATTGAAGATCAACTGGCCCAGCCCTGCTGGCGAATGGACTGGCAACCCCATGAACCTCACCGACGATGATTATGGCAATGGTCAGATCCGCTTTGGTTGGAGACTCGACGGCAAAGAGATTACCAACAAGATTAAAAGCAGATTGGGTCAGGCCATAGCAGCTCTGGATGAACCATCGCTTGTGGATGATGAGGATGAGCACAGTGGCGAAGCCCGATTCAATCAGGACGACCTGATCAAGATCCTGCCAGCCAAGGGTCAGTTTGAGTT